GATCGTACTTTGACTATTTCCTGTGATGCTGAAAGTGGCACGACCTGGTAGTCCTCGGCAGTGATCATCCTGTTCTGTGAATAATAAACCTGTGCGGCCTTTTCCTTGATCGAAGCGTTTGACTCTGATGCGGCACTGTTGTACACCGATGATTTCAAACCCATTGTTATTGTCAGTGTCTGCTGTGCACCATTGCTGTCCGTGTATGGTACTGTGACTTGTACATTCTGCATGTCAGCTGGTTGTATAGCGAACTTGGCATTGTCACTAGTCCTGTGATATGATCTGAACGAACCCAATGGAATATTTGAAAAATTGCCGTCTCCAAACACAAGATCAACAGAATCGTTGTTTTTAGTCACAACATTGTAAGTGTCTCTCTCTGCTTTTGACAGTGAGTTGTATATTGCATTGTTTCCTGCCAGTGATGGTACCATGGTCCATTTTTTTGATAGCTGTCCAAACTGGTCCAGCTGGTACAACCACACATCAGTATCGTTGATGTCCGTGGCCGCTAACGAGTACACGTAGTTCGTTACGGATGTTGCCACACTAAAGTCTATGCTTTGTAAACTTCCTTGTTTGAAAAGGAAGAAGAATCCTGTGTTGTTAGAACTGTCACCGGATCCATCTGATCTGTATGTGTATGTCAACCCTGATCCTAATACAGGATCTGCTTCATATATCGATTCCGAATTGTTTATCGAACTTGGTACTATTTCAAATTGCCTAGAGGTTCCTCCCACACTTTTTACAAAGTTGAATATTGGTAGGTCGGTCTGGTTAGAACTTAATGTGTACACCTCTGTTGATATACCGCCTATCGCTCCTGACTCCCTGGGACTGCCGAACAGTTGTCCTGTCTGGTTGGCCGCGTTCAGTATTGATGTGAACTGTTCTCTGTAATTTGAGTTTGCACTATCATTCCAAATCACTGTGCTGTTAGCAAGATTGGTTCCTGTTGAATCTGCAACGTCCTGTGTTGTAGATATAGAATCTATCTTTAGAAGTCCTGTTGCTGGTAGATTTCTCTTTGCATTGTAGTTGATCAGTCTTGCCAACCTCAAAACCGAATTCCTTCTCTCGGCTGTTTCAAGGAAATTCTCCCTTGCATTCAAGTCAACCCTGAATGAAAGTGCCTGAGCCACATAAGCGATCAAATCTATAAGTGCGACATATTCAGAACTTTCCACGAAGTCATTGAAATCATCTGGATAGTTCTCACGTAGGTATGCCACCATGGTCCTTCGAAGTGTCTCGAAGTCGTAGCTCTTGAAATCCGCCTGTTGGAATGACTGGTAGATCTTCCTCCAATCCTCGGCAACTAGTAATCTGTTCTGTCTGTCTGTTGTGGCCATAATGTATCAATGTGTTAACAACGATATTTATGTGTTAGGAAATGTGCGTACTTTAAGATAGGCGCAACAGTGAGTTCTCATCAAAGTTGAATTGTAATTTCTCAGTGATGTTCAGGGGAACATACGTGATAGTGGCCTGTATGGATATGCCATGATCTACTTCAGATACCAATATTTCATCTGTAGAGATACGAGGATCTGCGTTTAGATTGGCTGTGATGTCCTCGATAATGGCATCTTTCAGTGCATCTGAGAACGGTTCAAACAGTGCATCGTATATTATGGTGCCAAATTCCGGGTTCTCCACCCTCTCGCCCTTACGTATGCTCAACCTGTTGATCAGGTCCTGTTTGGCCACTTCGAAGTCATACAGTTTGAAGTTCTTCTTGTCCGCCCTGGAACTGAAGCCTTTGAAGGTCACTTTACCGTTATTTGGATTTGCTGTGTCTCCGCCACCGTATGCCATTAGTTCAATCTCCTAAATTCAACATCCACCTTGCTGTAATCTACCATGTAGAATCCTGTGTCTGTCATTTCTCTCGCCCATGGAACTTCCTGTGCCATCACGCCCTCGTATGTCCCATCAGTGTGTTTGTATTTAAACGAATATATGTTGATGCCCGAGGGTGACTTGCCAATTAACTTGATGTCTTCCTTGAGTCTCACATCACTAAATCCTTTAAAGAAGGTACTTACTGCCGTTCCAATTCCACTGCTGGCTATGGAACTTCCCAACGAACCCAATGATGCGAAAGCCCCTGTTCCACCGAGAGAGATGCCCCCGACCGACTTCATCAACGTGGAGAATCCCGACGCCTGGAAGCTGGGACCATAACCGCTGTGTTTGAAGAATTTTGATGCCGTACTTGCTATGCTAGATGACGATAACACGTTTGTGATGTTACCTGCCAAGACATTCTTGTACACGTTTGTGACCGTGCTTATGTCGTTTGCCACTGATCCTATGTTTCCTATGTTTAGGTTTCCTGTTATGCCCTGTACATTTTTCAACACGTCATTTAGACCTGTGCCATATACGTTTCCACTTGTCCCAAATTCATCTAAAACGTTTCCTGCTTTACTGCTCCCCAGTGAGAACAACTTCCCGGCATTGTTGACGAACACGTTGTCCTTGAACAACTGCACTGCACCAGATCCGGATATGCTTTCTATCACCTGGTTGGTCAGCTGTGTCGTTACATTGCTTTTGACACTGGCTATTGTGTCGTTGACGTTGAAGTTCTTCAACTTGTTGGATATGCTTTCTATATCTTTGAACGTGCCCTTGGCCTGATTTATCACGTTGAACGTCTTGTCATAGTTGTTTCCAAAATCTGTCACGAACTCTCGGGCCTTGATAGCATTTGTGGAATTGCCCATCTTTTCCTTTAGTATTCTCTCTGCATCTGCCTGGAACTGTCCAAGCCTTATGCTCTCTATGGCCGATACCCTATTTTTCTGTTCCATGTACTCCACCGTGCCTGGTGTGCTGGACAGCCTGTACCACTGCTTGGTGTCCAGACGATCGCCCAGTGGATCCGAGCTTGGTAGGTGTCCTTCCGAAGTGAAGGCCTTGAATCTTGGCATGGGTTCGTGCGTGACGAATCTGTGTACCGTGGTCTTTGTTTTCTTGGTGAAGGATTGCAGTGGTTGTATGCCCTTCTTGGCCAGCTCCACATCACCCTCTTCCCTGGGTGTCATTCCCACCTTGTCCGTGGTCAGCCATGTTGGTCCCCATGATGAGCTCGCACCTGTTGAATTCATGTGTACCTGCGATCCTGCCAGGTGTATTGCTCCACCGGCTCCATGCAGTTGCACACCTTCTGTGAATGATGACAAGCCATCCCTTGCATAGTCCCTTATGGATCCTGCATGTGAGGCATTGAATATTCCCTTGTCTCCGAGGTTGAACATGGCCGAGGCCGACTGTATCATGTCCGTCTCCGCACCCATCCTTATGGATCCCGCGGCGTGCATGTTTATGTTGGCATCACTGTGTAGGTTGAAGTCACCCTGTGTCCTGATGTTTATCCCACCCACTCCTGAGTAAAGATCTATCTTGCCATCTCGGTTCATCTCTATCCATGCGTTACCCGAACCATTGGCAATGTAAACTATTCCGTCCGTGTCATGCATCAGCAACTGGTGTCCGGAGGCCGTCCTCAATCTCGTCAGTTGGTTCGTTCCATTTTCCGCACCATCGTCCATGACGAAACTGTGTCCATGATCCCTGTCCACTTTCTCCGATCCCCCGTCAAGTCCTATAGTCGGTTGTCGTGAATCTGTTCTAACACGTCCCGGGGTGCTTATGCCAAACACAGCACTGGGAGATTCCCTACGTGCTGAACTCGATGTTGTACCCCTAACATTGTCTTGTACAAGACCTTGTTTCATAAGCTGGTCTGCTAAGATATCATTCACAGGATATTTCACCTGATCTAAATTTTCTTTACTGACTACCTGCCTGTTCTTCTCGCCAGTAGGCAGAAAATCTGTACCATACAAGTCTTCCTTGCTTGATGAGAAGTCACCTCCGTCACTCTTCATAGCTGTCTCTGTTGATGCTCCGTGTCCCGGCACCTGTTGATTGGCATGTGGTTCCTGTACACACCCCATCCAGAACGCGGTCAGTCTGCCCCTGTCCCCTTTGGCGAATATTACCAAGACCGTGGTATCTATGTCTGGTGGTACCATCCACATACCGTAACTAGTCTGGCTGGAGTTGTAATCATAAGGATCTGTCTTGTCAACACTTTTCAGTGACTTGACTCCGTAGAACGGTGACAGGTAATTGCACCATGTTATCTGTTTCGCTGTTGGATTAGTGGTCTTGGACAGTGCAGGTATGTTGACCCCCAGTCTGCCCATCTTCTCCGGATCTGTTGTGAATTTGACCGTTGCCACGTACGGACCAGAATTGTCATCAATGAACTTCTCACTGAAAGTCTTCTGGTTGTCATGTGAATCTGTGAATCCTCGTTGATCTTTGTACATACTTTAATTTATCCTGTTACGCCGATGTGTTAAACAAATCATCGATTTTGTTTTTTTCTATATTTTTCTTTATTAAATCTTGTTTTTTTTCAAGTTCGTTTCTTAGGTCTAATGCATTCTTGTCAGTGTATCTGTTCACGGTATCAATCACAGAGGGTGCAAGTCCCTGACCTTGTTGGTTGTTCATCCGTACACAGAACAGCGTCTGTAGGAACTGGCCAGTGTCAAACTTCGATTCCACCTTGTACACCTGGTAGATCCCGTTGAAGAACAGGTTGTCCTGCACGGTCTGACCGTCACCAAACATGGTGCCCTGTTTGTCCAGGATGTCAGTGGGTAGCCTGTATCTTAGATTTATCATCGGCATGTATTGGTCAGCGTTGAAACTGCCAAACTGATTTTCATCGAAGTCCGAGTCAATCCTGATCAATCTATCGGTCTTCTTGTCGTTAAGCTCTTTCAGGGTGGTGAACACGTCCTGACAAAGGAAGTGTGGATCACCTAGTATGTCAATTTCTATCCTCATCATGTCCGCTGTGGGATTCACGAGGTAATCAAAGAACTCCTGTACCTTGTGGCCACCTTTCCGACCAGTGACTTCCACCGTCGATCTTCCCTTGATGTTGGATGGGTAGTTTCGCAGTGGCAAAAGTGGTTCCGGTGCTTGTTCCCTACCAAAGACCAAGTTCGTGGTAGCCCTGACGGCTTTTTGAATTGCACTCTCGTTTTCTGATTTGTCGTCACCCCGTACATTCCTCATGTAGTAGGCAGTCTTGTAATTTATTCTAAGATTCTGCACGTCTTGGTTTTCACCTGTGTAGATGTAGTCATAGTTCTTCCTGACCAACGTGGACCAATCCACTGATCCTATGCTGAATCCAGTTGACAGCAGTTTCAACACGTGTATCTTGTAGGGTATGGCCTTGTACACTATCTTCTTGGGGTGCATCTTGGTTATCGGGTCTATCCCTCGGCCAGTTTGCGTGAACACCGTGGACTTGATCTTGAACCAAGGCACGTACTGGTGTTTAAGCAGAACCGCTTGCAACTCCCTTGTTTTGGACTCGTCTGTTAACAGATCCTGTATGTACGTGGTCCTCTTTGCTTCTTGATCTTTTCCCTTGCCATTTGGCACCGGATATCCGGCCATGGTCAGGTATGCTCTCCAGAAGTCCCTGGCCAGGTCAAAAAATCCTGGACGGGCCACCAAGAAGTCCTCGAACGCCTTGGTCACTGTTGTACCACTGTCCACCTGCTGTGTCTGGCCAGAGTATATCGAACTAGAGTTATCCTGGAATCCCTGTGCAAGATTCTTGTGCTCCACTGCAACTGTATTCCCACCATGTATGGATATATCTTCATCGGTGACGTAGTCGCCCAGATTGGAGAGCAGACCATCCTCTATTTCAAACTGGTACTTGTCCTCATAGAGACGAGCTTTCTCTTCTATCTCCTGTGTCATCATGTCCGCAAGTCCATCTTCCATTTTTTCTTTCCATCCACCTTTGCCTAGAAAATAACTTGTGGTAAGATCAAATTGTGTCCTCGCCACCTTGAACCTGTCATCAAATCCCAAGTCACCATAAGGCACCGCGACGATGCTGTACCGGGCTCCGCCCTCATTGACGTCAAAGTCCACCTTGGCTATCAAGATCGGTATCTTCCTGGTCTCGGACATGCCCTGTTTGAGCGTATTGCCGTTCTCGTCAAATCCCCTGAATTCTATCGTCAGCAACAGTGGTGCGTCTTGGTAGTCAAGATATCCTGCAAGGAATGTGGCGGCCCTGATCTTTTCAACAAGTGTGACCCCATAGGGCTCATGCATTTCAAACTCCATCTTTGTGAAGTTGGCAAGGTTCCTCTCGTTGTTGGGTCCTATCGTGGACAGTATGTTGATGTTCTCGAAGAATATGTCATGATTTGCTTGTAGTAGATCTATGCTGGCCTCGTACCCCTCGTACTGTTTCTTTTGTCTGTCTATTTCAATTTTGTTCTGTATGCCTGGACCGGCCTCCTCGAATCTTTTGATCTCGTCATCCCTGAATACGTGTTGGTTGCCTGTTGGCCCTATACCGGCGGACCTTGCAATCACACTGTATAATTTTGTGTCAGTGAGATAACTTCCAGATTTGATCTGCCCTTCTGTCAGTGCCGACAGTGTGAAAAGTGCGTTGTAAGAAGCGTACTTGTGAAGCGGGTTTGGTAGCTCAAAGGATCCGGACTGCCTGGCTCTATACGCGGCGGCTATATCATTAACTGCCATCCTATATACCTAGGTCGCTGGATATGTTTCCAGGCTTAGGTAACTTGATGGTCACGCCTGGTTTGAAATCATAAATGGGATCTTCGATCTCGTCTGGATTACGTTGTGCGAACACCCACCACAGTCTTGGTGAACCGTAAAGGTCATATGCCAAAAGATCTGGTCTGTATGCATATGTCCTCTCTATTGTGTAACTTTGATCGTCCTCCTCAGAAGTTATCGGTCTTGGTACGAATGTCTCTAGATTGATATTGTTCTGCGGTGTTGCGAAGTAAGGTGATGTTGATGAATATTTGGCCATTAGATAAATCCTACCTCGTTGTCACCCTTGCCGTTCAGTTTTCCTCTTACAAAATCTTTCATTGAGAAATTCTTGATAGACTCTCTTGAGTAGATTGGTGTAACTAAAACTGATATGTTTGAAAGCGTCGGCGCCCATGTCTGCTCCTCTGTGGAGTTAACATCAAAGTGTATGTTTTGTGGTGTACTCTGGAAAGGAGTAGCTTCCTGTTTCGTGGAAATATAATCTATTCCCGACCTAAGTTCAACGTTGAAAGAATTCAGTACCACGGGTACTTTCTGGAACATGTGAGATCCGTATCCAGACAAATGAAGTATTGGTGGAGGATTTCCTTTCAACTTATCGTTGTCTGAACCAAAGAACATCTTGGTAGCTGTCCTCAGGAAGTTCACTGTTGCTACCCAGTGCTTGGCGTCCTGCTGATTCTGTACAGGGAACTCTCCGATTATGTTCAGGGAGTCCACTTGTGAGTTCTGGTATGCCTGGAATGGATAGTTGCTGTGTGTCTGTGCCAGTGCATTGTAGTTGGCCGAATGCTGTATCACCATAGATGGTGTCAAGGGCCAGAACATACCATTAATACCTGCCAACGGTGACATCAGTGGATTGTTCTGAAAGTCAAAAAAATCATTCAATGCCGCACCATTTGTCGGCACTGTCAGTTTCACACGCCAGTCTTGGTTGTCAGCCCTGCCACTCCAACGAGCAGTCGCCCGTTTTATGTGATTGTTGCCGGCCGAAATGCCAGATCCGAACAGCCTGCCCAGTGTCCTGTTGAATATGCCCGATCCCACATCCTTTACTATCTTACCAATTTGTTTTCCTGTTTGTCCGTATGCCATCTTAATGGTTGCTTTCCTTTGTAAAATTTCGTATACTTAAACTATATTTATAGGCACAATTATAGGCGCATTTAATTCCCATACGATACACATCAACAGACCTGTTTGTGGTCATTTTACATTAACATTATTGGAGAAACATGAAGAGAGTAAAATACCTAAACAACCGAGATTTATTGGCACAGATACATGCCAGCAAGAACACATACTGTTCATACGTTGCTGTTGAAGATTCACAGTTTGACCTGATAGTGCCCAATCTAAAGAAGATCAACGCCAACGCGATAGCAATGGCCAGGAAGGCCAAGGCCAAGAGGCTGACGCAGGAAGCATGGGAAACGGCCAAAGAATCAGGACTGAAAAAAATTAAGTTGATCGATTACACGGTATCACCCAGGAAGATAGACAAGACGGATCTTGTGTTCAGGGTCATGATGTTTGATCATGTGCCACTGGACAGCGAGAGGAAGAAGAATCCCAAGCAGACTTCGGATCACCACGCAAAAGTGAACTTCCCACCGTTCCAGCACTACAGACTTGACGGAAAAAATAAACCACAGTGCGTAGGAAAATCACACTGGATTGGCGGAATGGACAACGGACACTTCTCGTGTGACCACGGTAAGATGACCAACACCCTTGCAATGATGTACATGAAGTTGTGTGAGAGATACGGAACAAGATCCAACTGGAGAGGTTACACCTACAACGACGAGATGCAATCACAGGCACTGATGCAACTGTCACAGATAGGTCTACAGTTCGATGAATCAAAATCAGACAATCCGTTCGCATACTACACGGCGGCTATAACGAACAGTTTCACGAGGATACTGAACATAGAAAAGAAGAACCAAGCAATCAGAGACGACCTGCTAGAATACAACAACATGATGCCAAGTTTCACAAGACAGAATGAGAACGCCACTACTTCACCATCATACAAGGAGATGATGAAGACCGTGCATGGCGACGTACATGCTGTCAACAAGACCGGTATTGCAAAACTGAACAAGGTGTTAAAGAAAAAAGGTAAGATCAACATGAAAACGGATCTCGATGCCG